TTTAAGATAAATAAGATTAACAGGAGATATATAAAATGGCAACAGCCTCACAATCATTGTTCAACATGACAGTAGCATCTGATAATGCCGGTGGCAATCAGGGCTTACTAATGCCAAAACTACAATTCAGATTCAGAGTAAACTTTTTGAATTTTGGAACAGACACAAGTACAGTAGAGTTAACTAAGCAAGTTATTGATTGCTCACGCCCGCAAGTACAATTTACTGAAATTACAATGCCCGTATACAATTCAACAATGTATTTGGCAGGTAAATATGCTTGGCAAACAATGTCAGTCAACATTCGTGATGATGCATCAGGCAATGTTTCAAGATTGGTTGGTCAACAACTACAGAAGCAATTAGACTTTGTTGAAATGGCAAGTGCTGCTTCAGGTCAAGACTATAAGTTCCAAACCAACATCGAAATACTAGATGGTGGTAATGGCACAAATGCTCCTGTCGTATTAGAGACATGGGAACTATATGGATGCTTCTTGCAAACAGCTAACTACAACACATTGAACTATGGTACAAGTGATGTTGTAACTGTCGCATTGACAATCCGCTTTGATAATGCAATTCAATCTGCAATTGGTTCTGGTGTTGGTGCTACTATCGGCAGAACAGCAGGTTCATTATCTACAGGTATTGGCGCTGGTTTATAATCAACGCTAAATAAATCTAGCATGTCTGGATTTTTTGAAAACCTACTTCAAGGCGCCGCCGGAACATTTTTCGGCGGCGATTACCTACGTGATTATACCCACGCTAGTAAGACCTTTAGACCTAATTCATATCAAAACGCACCTAAGTTTAAATATCTATTTCACACATATTTTGAAATAAATCCAGAAGCATACGGTGAAAATGTAAATACAGGTTCTAATTACGGTTTATTAGTAAAAACAGTAAAACTTCCTAGCTTTCAATTTGAAGTAGCAGTACTGAATCAATACAATCGTAAAAGATTGGTTCAATCAAAAATAAAATATGATCCAATAGATATAACTTTCCATGACGATCACGGCACAGCACCCAACACACCTAACTCGGGTGGTACAATAAGAAGTTTGTGGAAAGCATATTACAATTATTATTATGCTGATGGTACTGTGCCGCAAGTTGTATTGCCTGGTACTCCGGGCACTCCGCCTAGACAGTTAACTAGTGGGGCATATCCATTATCTACAGATGCCACCTACAATGATCGTAATCAATATAAACCTTCTATAACAGGTAATGATAATTGGGGATTAACCGGTGAGTCTGCTAATCCATCTGGTTCAAAAATACCTTTCTTTAAACAGATAACTATATTTGGTTTAAGTCAGCATAATTGGACAGCTTATACATTAATTAATCCAATAATTACAAGATTTTCGCATGATACATATAGCTATGCTGAAGGTACTGGTGTTATGGAACATCAAATGTCTATCGATTATGAAACGGTAGTATACAATGATGGTGGATTAAGCGGAAAGGCACCGGGAAACATCGTCACTGGGTTTGGTGATGATGCTAATTACGATAGAACGCCTAGTCCAATAATGAGACCAGGCGCCAATAGAAATATATTAGGGCAAGGTGGGTTAAAAGATGCTGCGGGAGGAATTATTAATAATTTAACTCCTGATCCAGTCACCGGTAAAGTAAATCTATTGGGCGCTATTCAAACAGCAGGCACAGCATATAATACATTTAAAAATGTTAATTTAGGCAGTCTTGCTAAAACAGAAATTACTTCTGGAATAATAAATGCAGTTGGACAAACTCCTAACAGAAACTTAAATGTTAGTACACCTATCTTTGGATCTACCCCGCAAACTAATGGAACTGCAGGAGCACCGCCTAGTAATGCACAAGCTAATCCACAACAAGTAGGTACTCCGCGTTATGCAGGCACTAGTAATAGTGGAGTTACTAATGCTACTCCTAATGGTAGATAAATAATATAAACTATTAATTTATTATGCCACAAATACTAGACCAACGCAACTCAATGGATCAAACAGTTAGAATTTTTGATTCGTTTTATTCAATTACTTTAAATATAAACGGTAATGAATATGATATCGTTCATGGATATTTTGTGTCTGTTTGTCCTAGTAAAAATATTGCAAATAACTTTACAGCAGTACTGTTTAGAATAGCGCAAGAAACTGGTATAGATGCACTTGATTTGCTAGATCAAATACAAGGCAAGAAAAAAATGGAAATGAATCAAATTCTTGCTTACTATATGAATAGTTTTAAAAGCAAAACATCTCTATACGGCATAGGTACAGTACCAAAACCTAATTTACCCGTAGCACGTAATATCGTACAATAATCATGGGTAACTGGGCACAAGGTATATTCACCCCTAAAAACCCACAAAAATATGTAGGGAAACATAAACCTAAATACCGTTCAGGATGGGAATTAACATTCATGACCTTTTGTGATACACACAAAAATGTAACTCATTGGGCTAGCGAATCAATGTCTATTCCATATCGTAGTCCATTAGATGGTAAAGTGCATAACTATATACCAGACTTCTTTGTTGTTTATCAAAACAAGTTTGGGAAAGCAATTGCTGAGGTTGTAGAGATTAAGCCTAAAAAACAAAGTCTAATAGAAAGTCGTGCAGCTAGTGCAAGAGATAGAGCAGTGGTTGCTGTCAATCATGCTAAATGGGCAGCAGCTACAGCATATTGCAAAATGCAAGGTTTTGCTTTTAGAGTCATAACTGAGGATGATCTTTTTAGAAATGGTTCACGAAAGTAACTAAATACTTTTATGACAAAAAAGCTAGAGGAATTATTCGAACTACCCCAAAATGAAATAGACACTTTGGCAAAACCAACACCAGAGAACGCACAAGAAATTACCACTGAAGCATTAGATAGTCTATCAAAAATAGAACAAGCATTACCCCAAGTACGTGGATTAGAAGCCGCTGACGATGAGATGGATAGTCTTGCTACATTAGCACAAGATAGCTACAAAGACTTAATGGACTTAGGTATGCAAGTTGATAGTAGATATGCTAGTGAGATATTCAATGTTGCTGGAACTATGCTAGGACATGCTATTACAGCAAAAACTGCTAAACTAAATAAGAAGCTAAAGATGATTGATTTGCAACTAAAAAAAGCACAATTGGATCAAAAAGAAGCAAGTAGAGACAAAGAAATTGAGGCTACTCCCTTAGGTGAAGGTAGAGAACTTGACAGAAACGAACTGCTTAAGATGTTGGCAGCGAAATCCGACTAAAAAGATAAATAATATATACAGGAATAAAAAATGCGAAGCCTCAAACAACATATTATGGAAAGTATACATACTTACAAGTATACTATCAAAATTGCCGGCACCATTGACAAGAATTTTTTAGATATGTTTAAGTACAATCTAAACAAGTTTGACCCAGTGGAAATCAGTGAACCAAAAAGCACGCCAATACAGAAGTCACCATATGGATTTCCTAATTTAGAGAATGAAAGCGTAACATTGATTAAAGTTGAGTTTAGATACCCAGCTACAGAGCCAATGGTACAACAACTTGCTCAACTATGTGGATACAATGTTAACATGGTGCGTATGGTATCAACAGACTTTGATGATAGCATTGACAGCGAAATGGCCGGCTATGAAAATGAAATGAAAAATAGTCCATTACTTGACAAAGAAGAAATGGGTCAACAGCCAGACGCTAAAGCAGCAAGCAAAGCGTATGGAGATTCATATTTAACTTCAATCAAAGACCAAGCTAAAGAGTCTAAGATTGACATTCCATATGCAGGAACAAAAACAAAAGATTCGTTTGACCCGTTCAAGCCATATTTAGATGATAAGAAGTTGGGCGATAAGAGTCCAATGACTACTATCAAAATGCCACCAAAGCCAAAGACTGGCGCAGCATATAACCGTTAAGGAAAAGAAAATGGATATCAGAGATATATTAAAATCATTCGACAATTTATCAGAAGCAACAACAACTACTGATAAAGGCACCGTTCACAAATCGGGTCCAGGTGGATATGGTAATAGACATGGTGCAGAAACACAAACTGATCAATACGGTAAGCCAATTGGTAAAGTAAGTTTAGCCAGTCTTGCTCCTAAAGATGATAAACCAAAACAAAAAGGTCGTCCAAAAGATCCTGACACGCCATTGACAGGTGCAGATGATCCTAAGAATAAAAAAGTACCTGACCTATTTGGTCGTACAACAGGTTCTGTACCAAAAGGTAAAGAAGGTAAGCGAGTCACCCCAATGGCAGATGCTGATAAAGAAGAAAAGAAAAAAGAAAAAGCTGAGAAGAAGGGTCTAAAGGAATACTTTGACCAAATGGATCAAGCATTAGTTGAAGCTGGTGCAATAGAAATCAAACCGGCTTCACAGATGCCTACTAAACAGCCTGGACAAACATCACAACCTGCACAGCCTGGACAACAGCAACAAGTAGCCGGTCAACCTCAAAAGAATACACAAGTTATTGCTCAAGGCGGCAAAACATTAGGTACGGTTGACGATCCTCAATTAGCTAATCAAATTAAACAATCTATTGGTCAGGGTAAAATGACTTTGAATCCTCAGCAACAGATGGAAGAAGATGGTGAAAATTGGATTAAAGGTGCTATCAAGCATCCAGGCGCATTCACTAAGAAAGCATCATCACATGGTATGACACCAAAAGAATTTGCTAATAAAGTATTAGCACACAAGAAAGATTATCCTGCTAAGACAGAAAAGCAAGCACAACTTGCTAATACATTAAGCAAGATGCATGAGGCAGAAGCACCGCAACACTTTGCTCAATCAAGCCCACTAAGCACTGCTAATCGTGGTGTATTAGAAGGCAAGAAGGGTGTTAATCCTTTTGCTAAGAAAGATACTAAGAAAAAGCCAGATGAAAATAACAACAACATCCCTGACTATGCAGAAGATGGTAAAGGTAAAAACGATTTAAAGAAGAAAGGTGCAGCACCTAAGAAAGGTGTAAATCCTTTTGCTAAAAAAGATGAGAAAAAGAAAGTGAAAGAAGGTATGGAACATCATTTACAAGCAGCAAGACTTGAAGGTAAGAGTCATGCACTAAGAAAAATGCCATACAATTGCACACACGAAGATATGGAAGAGGCACGTTGCTACCATGATGGCTTCAAAGAAGGATTAGATGAGTGCTATGGTCAAATGCCTATACTAGGTCGTACAGCAGTTGATGAGATGGGTTCAGAGGTAGGCACAATGGCTAGCTATGGCGCAGTAGATGAAGGTATGGGAGACGATATTCAATATGGTCAATATTGCTCTGCAAGAGATGAAGGCAAGACCCATGAACAAGCAGTGGCACAAATTGCTCAACGATACGGTGACACTCCTAAAAGTGTAGAATACGCACTAAACGGTTACCCAGAATATACCCCGGGTATTTTTTATGGCCGACGAGACCACGGTGCTGGCCCAGAGGTTAAACCAAGTCTTGGTAGTCGTATTAAATCAGCATTTGGAATGGGTGAAGGTGAATTAGATGAATTTGCTTTTGAATCATTAGATAAGCAATTAACTTCATTACTTGAAAGTGAGGAAGTATCTGAAGGTATGACCGTTTCTATTTCTAAAGGTCAACAAGGTGCACCTGATTCAGTAAGTGTATCAGCACAAGATGGTGAAGCAGATCAATTATTAAGTATCATCAAGTCAGCAGGCATGGGCTTGTTTGGTGGTGATGAACATAATGGTTATGGCGCACCACAAGGCTCAGCAGGTGCCCATGGTGGTATCAGTGTAGTTGATGACCATGACGGTATGATGGCATTGATGAAGAAATTAAGTGGTGGCGGTGGAGATATGCCAAGTGGTGGTGATTATGAAAATGAAGAAGGTCACGGTGAAGAAGGACATATGCATGGTGAAGAAGGTCATTCACACGAAGGTGAAGAAGATACTTGTAACGAATGCGGTATGGCTTACGAATCATGTGGTTGTGATCACAATGAACCAATCGTTGATGAAGAAGAATCAAGAGATCAAATGGCTTACAATGTAGCTGAAGATAATCCTCCTAATAATGATTCAGCTAACTCTACTAATGCTACACAAGGCAATGATGCGGCTAACTCAGCATTAGCAACAGCAGATGCAGGTGCTGATGAAGAAGAAGCAGTAGATGAAAGTGATGAAGAAGATACTACCGGTGAAGAAACTGACGAAGAAAAAGTAGAAGAAGGTATCTATGAGTCATATGCTAACAGCGCAGATGCTACTTTTGAAGCCGACATTGACTTTATGACTAAAGTTATCAGTGGTGGATTGAAT